AGAGAAGATTTTCCACTTCTTACAGATTTTTTAGAGCAATATTATGTTTCTCAAGAATATCAGAGTGGTCCAGTAGATATTGCGAATAATATTGATCAATATGTAAAAGTAGATGAGTTGTTTGACGTAGTTGATTCAACAACTCTTACTGCAGATTTAAATTATTCTGGAAGAACCGTAAATGTTCAGTCAACCACGGGTTTCACTGATACAAATGGTATTATTCAGATTGATAACGAGATAATATTTTACGAATCGAAGACAAATACTTCTTTTGTGAATTGCAGAAGAGGTTTTAGTGGTGTAACGACATATATTACCACAGGAGCACCAGACGAACTTACATTCTCATCAACTGAGACCGATTCACACACATCTGGTACTAAAGTTAAAAATTTAAATATTTTATTCTTAAAACAATTTTTTAAAAAACTCAAAAAGCAGGTAACACCTGGTTTTAGTGACAGAAATTTTTATTCTGGTCTTAATACAAAAAACTTTATCTACAACGCGGATAGTTTTTATAACTCAAAAGGTACTGATCAGTCATTTGAGATTCTTTTTAGAGCCTTGTATGGTGAAGATGTAGAAATTATCAAACCATCTCAATATCTTCTCACACCTTCAAATGCTGACTATAAGGTCACAAAAGATTATGTTGTAGAAAAACTCCAAGGTGACCCACTAAATCTCAAAAATCTTACAATTCAACAAAGAAGAACTAACGCAAGGGGTTCTATCACTAATGTTCAACAAATTCCTTATGGTGACTATAACTTTTATCAAATCAGTATTGACTCAGGATATCAAAGAGATTCTGATGTAACTGGTTCGATATTTGGTGAGTTCAAGCCAAATCCACTCACAAAACTATTAGAGGATGTAGGTATTGGTGCGACTATCATCAATGTCGATTCTACAGTTGATTTTCCAGAATATGGAAATATCGTCGTAAATGACGTTAATGATGAAATTATTGGTATTGCATACTCAGGTAAGACACTTAATCAATTTTTTAATTGTTCGGGTGTAACCGCAGCACTGAAAAAGAAATCTGATGTAAAGTATGATGATTATTCTTTTGCATATGTTGGTATTGATACCTCTGACCAAATTAGAGTTAGATTTACATCAACTTTAAAGGATTTTGTACAGAATGATCCGACTTATTACTTCAAAAAAGACGATACAATCCAAATCAAATCTCTTGGATACGAGGCACCTGGAAAGAAAAATAATAATTTTGTTTTAAATGTAAAGTCAAAGTATAAAATTGGAGAAACATCGGTAATTGATGCTGGAGCATTTATCTATAATTTTAAGTTTCTTACTAATCATAATCTCCAAGAAGGTTACTCGGTAAGATATGAAAATGAAGATAATACTATATCGGTATTGGGATCTGTAAGTAGGGTAATTTCTGGTACTGAGATAAATGTACGATTTGGATCACAAATTCCACTTCAAGGTCAATTTTTCATTGAAAATCAACTTTTGAAAGGTAGTTCCACAAAACACCCATACATTAACAATTTCGTTGCGAACGTTCAAAACACATATGCCAAGTTTAATGGTGATGTGATGGTTTCATCCAACTCATTACCAAAATACAATGATTTGGAGACAAACACGTATGACAGAAAGATAACATTTTCTGCCACTCTCCAAAGTACACAAAATTTAGTTCTTCCTACTAATCCTACTTCTTTACCTGATCATGGTTTCTATACTGGAGACTCAGTTTATTTTGAATCCAATGGAAGTGGATTTGAAGGTGTTCCATCCTCTTCATATTTTGTCTATAGGGTCAATGAGAGTACAATTAGACTGTCAAGAAGTAAGGCAGACCTATCCATTGGTACATATGTAACTTTCAATGGATCTGTTACAAACGCTTCTGTAAGTCTTCTTGAATATTATAGAAAAAATATTGAACCTCAGGGGATTTATCGTCAAATACTAGAACCTACCAACAGTAGAAGTGATAATGAAACAACAAAACCAGGATACACTGGTATTTTTAATAATGGTCTTGAATTATTAAATTACAAATCATCAAACAGTGTTTATTATGGTGATATAATTGATTTTACAGTTACTGGTGGTGGAGAGGGTTATGATGTTATAAATCCACCTATTGTCAATATTCAAGATGAGGTAGGTATAGGTGCAACTGGTGTTGCCAACGTTGTTGGTCAACTGGTAAGACTTGACGTTACCGACCCTGGTATGGGTTATTATGGACCACCAACCATTACTATAACTGGTGGTAATGGAGTCGGTGCTGCTGCCGAACCGAGAATGATTTCGGTAAAATTAGAAAATCCATTTATTGCTAACTTCCCAACTGACGTAAATTTAACAACAAATAATATTATATTTGAAAACGATCACAAGTTTTTGGATGGAGAAAGTATTATCTATGAACCAAGAGGTACAAAGGTAATAACTGGTCTGACAACAGACTCAGAGTATTTTGCTTTTGTGACGGGTCAAAAATCCATCACACTTCATAAAACCAGAGCAGAAGCTATCAGTGGTATCAACACAGTAAATCTCACAGCTTATGGGGATGGTGTACAATACTTTGTAGCTTCAAATCTAAAACAAGTTGTATCAAGTGTTGTTGTAACAAATCCTGGTGTTGGATATGAAAATAAAAAGAGAACGATTCCTTCAGTAGGAGTAAACACAGTATCCAACAGAGTGGAGATTTTAAATCATGGATACAAGTCCAAAGAAATTGTTCGATATACTGAAGGAAATCCTAGAGTACTGGCACTTAAAGAAGATACTGATTATTATGTTGTAAAACACAATGACAATGAATTCTCCCTTACCGAAGTAGGGACTGGTTCGGTCCAGAAAGACTTCTATTACAATAGAGGTGTGTATATTGATTTTAATAACGCGGGGAGAGGTTCTTTCAACTATCCTCCTATTAGTGTTAAGGTGGAGGGTGCAGCAGCATCATTCGATAAAACATTTGTAGAGGACTATCAAGAACTTTACATTATTGAGTCTCCAATTGAAGAAAACATTATTACTCCAGTTTCAGTTCTTGCTTGGACTGACACAGAAGCAGAGATCACTAATAATGGGGTAGTGTTGGATGAATACTATGTTCAAGTCAGTATCGATTCTAACTGGTTGATTAGTGATGATCCTTTTATTGGCAATATTCTTCTTTATGAAGCAAAACTTCAACCCGTTTTTAGAGGTTCCATTTTATCAGTTGATAAAACAAATGGTGGTGTAGGATATGGTGCATCCACTATCATTGATTTCCAGAGACAACCCGAAGTCACATTTGAATCTGGACGTGGTGCCAAACTAACACCAATTATCAACAATGGTCAAATTACTGAGGTTATTGTTAATAATGGTGGCACAGGGTATAACTCTCCACCAGATCTTAATGTAATAAGTCAGAACGGAACTGGTGATTACGCTATTCTTGTTCCCATCTTGTCGAATGGTTCAATTTCAAGCGTCTATATTCAAAAAGGTGGAGTAGGTTATGTTTCTGGAAAGACAAATATTGATGTGATTGCTGCTGGTTCTGGAGCAAGAGTTCAAACAAATATTAGGGCCTGGAATGTAAACCTTTTTGAAAAAAATCTTTCAAATATTGGAGATGATGATTGTGTCATTCAAGAAAATATATCAAATGAATCTCTACAATATGCTTCATTGTATGCTCCTAGAGAATTAAGAAGATCTCTTAATTCAATTAATGGATTTGGTGAAAATAATCTAAAATATGGTCTTTTTGATCTTCAACTGACAGTGGGAGGGGAAGAGACATCAAGTGGTTTCCACTCTCCTATTGTTGGTTGGGCTTATGATGGTAATCCCATCTATGGTCCTTACGCATTTGATAACATAGACGGAACTGGAAGTATCCGTAGAATGAAGAGTGGTTATAAACTCAAAAATACTCCCGTAAATAGACCCTCTTATACAGCATTTGCTAATGGTTTCTTTGTAGATGATTATCAATTCGTCGGAGATGGTGATCTTGACGAACACAATGGACGTTTTTGCGTGACACCTGATTATCCAAATGGTGTCTATGCGTATTTCTGTACAATATCGGATGATATTGAATCTTCTGGACCATTTAACAATTATAGATTACCCATATTCCCATATGTAATCGGTAATAAGTATAAGTCACTTCCTATTGCATTTAACTTTAAGTCATCATCCAATCAAACCGAATATGATATTGTATCAAATAATTGGTTTAGAAACACTTCATTCTACTTTACTAACGGTGGTAATGCAAGTTATGACTATATTTACAATTCAGACCAGATTAGAAATCAATCGATTGATATTACAGCAACATCAAGAGGTTCTGTAGATAGTCTTAATATTATAGACTCTGGTAATAATTATAACGTAAACGACAAAATTAATTTTAATTCAGAAAATACTGGTGGAAGAAACGTAAGTTACAGAGTATCAGAAGTAGGTGGTAAGTCTGTAAACACAGTTAGTCTTGCAACCACATTTTTTGATGATGTCGAATTCTCAGGTATACAAAACTCCAACACCTTTGTAGGTCTTACTTCTGCACCTCACAATTTCCTTCCACGAGATACTGTATTCATTGATGGTCTCTCTGATTACTATAGAAGTTTCAATGGTTCATACAATATTGGTGTTTCTAGTGAGAGATGGTATGTAACTGTAGGTTTGAAAACTGATACTCAAACTGGAATTGTAACTTATGTCTATGTCTCAGGATTATTAGATGAAAATGTAATCAAACCCGATGATATTATTAGAATACAAAGTGAAAAGTTTAAGGTGTTGAATATTGATGAACCTTCTGGCAGAATACGTGTACTAAGAGGATATGATGGAACAATTTCAGTAGCACACTCTGCAGGCCTTGTTGTAAGAGATGATCCAAGAAAAATTATCTTTAGATCCTCTGGTATTACCACTGGAAAAAATCTTCCTCAAAATAAAAAGTTCTATTTCGCTCCTAATGAATCTTTAGGTCTAGGTACAGCAACATCTGGAATTACAACTATCGCATTTTCAAATCCTGGTGTTGGCATCACTCAGGTCAGACTTGAACAACAACAGGTTTACATTCCTAATCACGGTCTTTCTTTCAACACTCCTCTGACTTACTATATTAATGGAGGAACCTCAATTCAAGTATGGAGTGGTGTCACAGATACACCTTTCTTCAATCTTGACGAGACGAGGAATTTATTTGCAGTACCTCTTTCTAAAGATATAATAGGTATTGCTTCAGATAGGGTTGCTATCAGTACTGTTACAGGGGATTATGTCGGTGTTGACACCACTAAGGGTGGTCTTCTCTACTTCACTAATTCTACGGGTCTCGGTAGCTACCACAGTCTAGAAACTAACATCCCTACAGTTTTGAAGGGAAGAGTTTCAAAGAATATCGTTACGGTTTCTACAGCCCAAACTCATGGATTGAAAAGAGGTGATAGAGTCACTGTGGATGTCAATCCAACAACCACTACAAATATTAAGGTTGTTTATAATGATTATAATAGAAGAATTGTATTTGATCCAGATACGATTCAACCATCTGGTATCAATACAAACTCAAATACAATAACAGTTCCTGAGAATAAGTACAAGACTGGTGATAAAATCATCTATACCTCAGGCGATCCGTCTGAAGGTCTGGTTGCTTCTGATATGTATTATGTCTTCAATTACAAAAATAATCTTATTAAACTCGTCGATGAAGCATATCAATTGTTTAGTGAAAATCCTAATTTCATAAATGTTGGATCGGCAACAACTGGTACAATTGCAAGAATTAACCCTCAAGTAACGGTTCAAAAGAATCAAAATATTAAATTTGATTTATCTGACAGTTCACTCTCATTTGTAGATAAGGGTATTACATATTCTGCATTTGAAATGTTGATTTACAGTAATTCTCAAAAAACTAATGAGTTTTGGACTACTAAAGAGGACAGAACATTCGAAGTAACAAGATCAGGTAGAATTGGTATTGACTCAACGGCGTATCTGAATTTGTTTATTAGTAATACAATTCCAAATAATCTGTATTATGGATTTGAACCTGATAATCTCGATATTATTCCACCAGTAAAAAGAAGGATCTATGAAGATGGGAGTGTTAGAAATAACAACAATATAAATCTCACATCAAATAAGTTTGATGGAAATTATTCAGTCGTTGGTGTTACATCAAGAACCTTCGATTATAACATACCATTTGATTATGACACTGTTACATCATATGGTTCGACTAATGCTGTATCCAAGTATCAAACATCATCATTAACTGCTTTTGGTCCAATTACCAGAGTATCATCTACAAATAGAGGTATAGGATATCAATCATTACCTGGTTTTACATCAATTACCAGTAATAAAGGTCAGGGTGCATTATTAGAACCTACAAGTACCTCAATTGGTAGTGTACTTCAAACTAAAATTAATTATATTGGTTTTGGATATCCATCCGATAAAACACTAAATGCGGTTGGTAATCTACCACAAGTTTTAAAAGTTGAACCTTTAGGTTCATTTAAATCAATTGGTATTACCTCAGGGGGTGTAAATTATAGTCAGACTCCAGATCTTGTTGTGATTGATGGTTTTACTGGACAAGTTGTTCCAGTAGAACTTGAGTTTGAGAAAAATGATAACTATGTCACTATCGTAGAAAACACAACTGGTCTTAATAATGTTCCTCCACAAATAATTCCTACACAAAACACTAATGGATTTAGTATCAGTTCAGTAAGTTATAATTCAAGTAATAATATTGTTAGACTTACTTTCTCCAAACAATTTAGTGATGCAAAGGACTGGCCTTTCAAAGTTGGTGAAAACGTAATTGTTGAAAATGTTGCGGTAGGTTTTGGTACCACAGGAAAAGGTTATAACTCAGAAGACTATAATTACTCACTATTTGAAGTTACATCACTCGATAGTCAACTTGGAGGAAGTGGTGCATACATTGAATACGATCTTACAGATTACCTTGCACCAGGTGAAGTTCCAGGAAATGTTACGAACACTGTGTCTGGTTCAGTAACACCAGAGACATTCTTCCCCATATTTGATCCTATTATTGAAACTGCAAATCTATTTGAAGGTGAGGAAGTTATCAACGGTGAGTACACTGGTACTGTAGAGAGATTTGATCCAGTAGGTGGTTACCTGTTTATTACTTCAGAAGATGACTTTACAGTAGGAACAATCATTGAGTCCATGTCATCAGGTGTTCAAGCGCGTATTCTTTCCAATACCGACTTCAATTCAACTATTCGATTAGGAGTAGGAGCTACCTTTATTGAGGGTTGGCAAAATAACTCTGGATTCCTCAATGACAATTTACAGGTTATTCCTAACAATGAATACTATCAAAATTTCTCATATTCACTAAAATCAAGAGTTGCTCTAGATACGTGGGATGATGCTGTAAGTGCACTTAATCATACTGCAGGTTTTGAGAAGTTTGCAGATCTGGTCATTGACAATAATGCTGCTGGTATTGTCACTGCTAAAGATGTTGAAATTTCTACAGTTATTGATCTTATTGGTGAAGAGGCACTTAATTGTTTCCCTGATTTTGACGGTGGAACAGAAAGAACAGTTGATATAAGTGGTGGAAAAATTATTTCAAATGAAATAGTTTTTGAGAACAAAATCTTAGTTGATTATTTTGAATCAAGAGGAAATAGGGTTCTCAGTATTGATGATTTTAGTGGTGATTTTAACAGTGAACCAAGAACCACTCCTTATTCCATAGTAAAGTTTTTTGATAACAAATATGCATGGAACAAATTCTTCGTTCTTATTCAAGATACTGAAATTAGAAGTAGAAAACAATTTGGTGTTGTAACTATTGTACAAGATGGTGATACTGGTTATGTAAATCAGTATGGTACTCTTGATACTGGTAAACCACTCGGTTCATTTGAATATATCGGTGTTGGCACCAGTGAATGGGGTCTTGCCTGGTATCCCAATCTATTTGAATATAATAATTATGAGATTTCATACTTTACATTTAGTGGTGTTGAAAGTGTAACAAGTATTGGAAATACTGATCTTGGTGATGTGGTAAGAATTTCCACTGCATCTACTCAGGTTGCAATTGGTGACACTACGACTCTTGTCTCTATCTCTAACACATATAGAGCAGCAAAACTCCACATTCAGATGGAAGATGCTTCTGACAATTATTTCTATAATGAATTAAATATTCTCAACCACAATGATGGTATAGAAGTCCTTCAGTATGGTAATATTGACTCAACTCAGGGTATCTCAACAACTGGATTTGGTACATATCATGCATATATTGATGGAAGTAACATAAAGGTTGATATCATTCCAACAGTTGGAACAGCTATTACAGCAAATACTTCTGTAGTTGCAATCTCCACTAACTCAAGTGGAGTAACTACAACAAGTATGATCGTAACAAATCTGTCATCATACTTTAAATCGATTGCATCTTCTGCAAGCCCAACTGAAAATATTATTGCTTCATATGAAGATCCATTTGCTTGTGAGTATTTCATGGTATCTGTTGAAGATACCACTAACGAAGAATTCGATTTCTTTGAAGTCCATGCTCTCGATTCAAACAATGAGGGTTTGACCAAGTATGGTCAAATTATCACCAATTCTGGTCTTGGAACTGTTGGTTTGACAAAATCTGGAACATCAATAAATCTGGTATTCACACCTCTTGCAAACATTGATGTTGAAGTCAGAGCATTCGGTGTATCTCTTAAGAACTTCAATGATATTGCAGGAATTACATCAATTACCCTTGATAACAACATTCTTTTCTCTGATCATGGTACCTACACTGGAACAGAGTTTGATAAGAGAACCGCATTCAATCTTAAGCACAGACAAAAACCAATTTTCCAGAGGGCATTCCTTGGAAATAGCTCCTCAATTGTGGATCTCACAAATAATACTGTTACTGTTCCTGATCATTATTTTGTAACTGGTGAAAAAATTGTTTACAGTTACGAAAATTCTGATAATTCTAGTGCAAATGCAATCGGTATTGCAACGACCACCATTTCAGGTGTTTCAACAGATAAACTTCCATCTACATTGTATGTTGTTAAGGTAGATAGTACTAGAGTTGGTTTTGCAACAAATGCTGCTGCATCTCTCACCGTTCCTCCAACTACAATCGATCTTTATTCTGTTGGTATTGGTACATTCCATAAACTAACTGCAACAAATCAAAATGCACGGGCGTTGATCGCTATCGACAATATGATTCAGGCACCAGTCACTGAAAGTGTTGTTTCAACAACTCTAGATCAAGATGTTGTATTTGATGTTGATTTTGAAGTTACTGGTATCACCTCATTTAAAGCAAATGACATTATCAAGATTGATGATGAAATAATGTTGATTCAGAATGTTGGTGTTGGACTAACTAACAACTTCAAGGTTCTAAGAGCTCAACTTGGTACAAAAGTTGCATCACACAGCAATGGTACTGCTGTAGAATTACTTGGTGGTAATTACAATATTGTTGACAATACAGTTCACTTTGTTTCGGCACCCTTTGGTGGAATTCCTATAGGAACCACTACTGATGGTCCTGATGAAACTGACTGGTCAGGTATTACAACATATTCTACCTTCCAAGGTAGAACTTTCATGAGAAGTGGTATTGAAGATACTGATGTAGACACATATAGTTCAAACTATACATTTGATAATATTCAAAAGGACTTCAATGGTCAGAAGAAGACTTTCTCATTACTACAAAATGGAAGTAATGTGATTGGTTTTGCAACTAATCAAGCAATTGTTCTTAATTCCAATATTCTTCAGGAACCACAAGGTGCTCAATCGACCACTGGAGACTTTACTCTTGGCGAGATTGCAGGTGTCACAAGTATCACATATCTTGGTGACAGTGTATCATCTGAAGATGATCCCAATAGAGCAACTATTCCAAGAGGTGGTACAATTATTTCCGTTGCATCAACTCCAGGTTTAGGATTCCAACCACTTATATCTGCAGGTGCTTCCTGTTTCGTATCGGCAGGTGGAACTATAACCTCTATTAGTATTGGTAATAGTGGTTCTGGCTACAGAACTGGTGTTGGTACGATTAATGTTGGCTATGCAGTTTCTTCCACTGGTATAACCACTGTTGTGAACATTGGTACCGCAACTGTCCAAAATGGACATGTTGTTGCAATCACAACTAATTATTTTGGTGCAAATCTTGATCAGAATTATCCTCCCGTTATTGTAATTGATGCTCCACTTCCATATTCTAGTATTCCTTTAGTTTACAATGAAGGAACAACTGGTATTGGAACTGGTGCAAAAGTTGATGTCAAAGTTGGTCAGGGATCAAGTATAATTGAGTTCGAAATTGTTAGTGGTGGTTTTGGTTATGGCATTAGTGAAGAACTAAGATTGTCGATTGGTGGAACCACTGGTATCCAGACGGAGGGTTCTGGATCATTCGACCAATTTGTTCTTACAGTAACAGACGTATATCGTGATACCTTTAATGGGTTTACGATTGGTGAACTTGATGTGTTTGACAAACTCGATGATCAATTCGATGGAGTCAATAGATCCTTCCCACTCTCAATCGCAGGAAATCTTTTCGCCATCGAAACCGCAGAGGGTTCTAACATTAACATTGCCCAATGTCTAATTGTCACGATAAATGATATCTTACAAGTCCCGAATCAGGCTTACAAGTTTAACGGTGGTTCATTGATTGAATTTACTGAAGCTCCTAAAAAGGGTGATTCATCCAAAATCATTTTCTACAAGGGAACACCTGATGTTGACGTTGTTCTTGTAGATATTCTAGAGACTGTAAAGATAGGTGACACACTACAACTTAAGAATGATTCATCTTTGGGTCAAGGATTTGGATTCTTCCAGGAAGAAAGAATTGTTACTGGTATCACAACTTTAGATACAGTAAGAACCTTCCCCTATGATGGTCCTGGAATCACAACCAATAAATCCCTTGTGAGACCAATCACATGGTGTAAACAAATTGATGATATCTCGATCAATGGAAGTTTCGTAACTAAAGATAGACTTGATTATGAGCCATCAATTTATCCAGCTGCTTATATTACTTCATACGTAGGTGTTAATAGCACACAAGTTTACACTGATACTACAAGACCATTCTTCAACTCTTCAAACGAAACCTCACTTCTTGATTATCAAGATAGAATTACGATTGTAGATCAAAGTTCAATTGTTGGTGCTGTTGCAACAGTGACAGTAAGTACCGCTGGTACTGTCACTGGATTTACACTCAGTAATGTTGGTGCAGGTTATTCGACTGCAACGGTATCTATTGGTCAACCCATCGACATTGTCGGTGGAACAAGAGCCACTGCTACCGCATCCGTATCAGCAGGGGGAACAATTTCTGGATTCACTATCACAAATGCAGGGGCTGGTTATTCATTGTCTAACCCACCCGAAGTTTTAATTTCTGTTCCCAAGTCAAGAAGAGAGGTTATTGGTGTCAACTCATACTTTGGTGATCAAGGTATCATCGTCGGTTATGCACAATCCTCAGGTGCTCTAGGAACATTAGAACTCTATATCCCTCAAGATTCATTTATGAGGGATGATGATATTGTTGGTACTGGTATTACATTAAGTACCCTAAATGCAGATGATTTGTTTGTTGTCAATCTTTCTAGTTTTGGTTTATCAACAAATACCAGTGATGGGATTTATCGTGTATCAAAGGCTTATGACTTTGTAACTGATTTGAATTCGGTTGGTCTTGGTACCACAGCTATCAGAAGAGTTGAAGTAGAAAATGTTGGTTTTGGTACTACAGTTGCTGGTTTTACAAGAGGAAAAGACTTAGGTGAATATACATGGGGTAAAATACAATTCAAGAATAGAGTCGCAACTAATGCACTCACATTCACTCCTAATGGATATTCTGGATTGACTACTTCTCCAGTGGTTCAAAGATTGAGACCTCTTAAATTCAATAACTATCTAACTTAAAATAAATAAAACATAGAAAAGGATCCTACAGTAGATGGCATACCAAGGTATTAACACTGGCACTACGCCAAATGATGGTACAGGTGATTCCCTAATTGATGGTGGAGTTAAAATTAACAGTAACTTTACCGAGATTTATAATCTTATTGGTAACGGATCAAATCTTGCCGTAGGTGTTGTAACTGTCATTACTGCAGGTACAAATGTCGCAGTCAATACATCAACTGGATCTGTCCAAATATCTGCACCAACTCCAGTATCAATAGCAACAACTGATGTTGACATTTCAAGAAACCTTAAAGCAGTTGGTATCACAACTTTGGGTGTTACCACAACTACATCATTCTTAACTTCTGGAATTACAACTCTTGCAAGTCAAGGTGGTATCACAACAACTGGTGGTGACTTTTATGTTGGTGGTGATCTTTATGTATTGGATGATATTGTATATGATGAAGTAACGGGAAGAAATATAAACATCACAGGTGTAGGTACATTTGGACAAATATTTGTTGGTTCTAGTCATTCTGTAGGATCTTTGAATGTATCAGGTATTTCTACTCTATCGGGTAATGTAAGTCTAGGTGCATCTCTACTTTTAGTAGATGATGCACAAATTTTAATGGGTGATAATTCAGAATTTGTAATTTTACACGATGATAGTGCTGGAAATGTTATCAGAGCAAATACTGGAGAACTGAATATTGAGGGAAATACTGTAAACATTACAAGTGGTGCTGGTACCACTCAAGTCATTGCAACTAACGTCGATAATAAATTTGGTGTAGAGCTTTATTACAATAATACCAAGAGATTAGAGACAAAAAACGGTGTTGTTAGAGTACTAGGTTCTTTTAATGTATCAGGGATTAGTACTCTTGGTATCGTAACTGGTGCCACATATTATGGTGATGGATCAAACCTGACACTCACTGGTGCAAATGGTTCTGGGATGACTGGTGTAGTCACCACTCTAACTGGTGCTGATGCTTCTGGTGTTACTGGTATCACGACTCTTATCCAGGCAGGAACTAACATAAGTGTTACAACTAATTCTGGTATATCAACTATTTCATATACTGGTGTTGCAAATACTTCTAACATAAATGCTGATTCTTTAGTTGTTTCGGGAGTATCGACACTTGGTATTGTAACTGGTGCAACATATTATGGTGATGGATCAGAGGTTGCAGATGTAAGATGGGATATTGGAGCCAATGGTTCTAGTGACTATACTTACACTGGAATTGGATTTACTCAAACTACAAATGATCCTATCCTCTACCTATTAAAAGGTAATGTTTATGAGTTTGAAAATAACAGTGGTGGGGGTCATCCATTTCAAATAAGATTATCAAACGGTGGTTCAGCTTACAGTGACGGAGTAACAAATAATGGTGCAGCAAGTGGTATTATCAGGTTTGAAGTTCCATTTAATGCCCCAGAGACTCTCTACTACCAGTGTACAAATCATTCTGGAATGGGAAATACCATATACACTGTAGGAAGAAACACAAACATTAGTGCAGATTCATTAACTATTTCTGGTGTATCTACATTGGGTGTTATTACTGCAACTAATCAGTATAACACTGGTATTGTTACTGCTGTTGGAGGATTTGTT